CCGAAGTTCGCAAAGAAAGTTGATGTCCCTCAATCCGTTGGAAAGGAATTTACGATGAAAAAGATGAAAATGGGCGGTATGGCTGAGTCCAAAATGGGCGCTGTAAAAACTGCCGCTCCTAGCCGTGATGGTGTTGCTATGAAGGGTAAAACCAAAGGCACCATGATTACGATGGCCGGTAACAAAGGCATGAAGAGCGGCGGTAAGGTCAAGAAAATGGCTTACGGCGGGAAGTGCTGAGATGATGGCTTCACGCGGCATGGGGGCCATACGTGCCTCCAAGATGCCTAAACCTGTAACCAAACCTCGTCGGGACGATACTGACTTTACGATGTTTGCTAAAGGCGGTATGTCGCGTGTGAACGAAGCTGGCAACTACACCAAACCTGGAATGCGTAAATCGCTATTCAACAGCATCAAAGCTGGCGGTAAAGGTGGTGCGCCGGGGCAGTGGTCAGCCCGCAAAGCTCAAATGCTTGCCTTGAAGTACAAGCAGAAGGGCGGGGGTTACCGCGATTGAAGGCACCTCAGAAAAGTCTAAAAGACTGGACTGACCAGAAATGGAGGACCAAGAGTGGCAAACCTAGCACACAGGGTTCAAAAGCAACTGGCGAACGGTATCTCCCATCGGCGGCAATCAATGCTCTTACACCTGCAGAATACGCTGCGACAACAAGAGCTAAACGCGCTGGAAAACGCTCAGGTAAACAATTCGTCAAGCAACCAAAAGGCATTGCTGCTAAAACCGCGAGGTTCCGATAATGGCTGAGAAATGGATTCAAAAGGCAATCTCTAAACCTGGAGCACTCCGTGAGCAGCTTGGGATTAAAGGTAAAAAGCCGATTCCTGCGAAGATGCTGGATAAAGCTACGAAGGCTCCTGGCAAACTTGGGCAAAGAGCTAGACTTGCTAAAACGCTTCGAGGGATGAAGTGACCACTACTTCAGGTACCGTTGCATTTAACCCAGAACTCAATGAGCTAATTGAAGAGGCTTATGAGCGATGTGGTATTGAGGTGCGTACTGGATACGAACACCGTACGGCTAGACGTTCTCTAAATTTGATGCTCACTGAGTGGGCTAATCGTGGCATTAACTTGTGGACAATCGAGCAAGGGCAGATTGCCATGACCACGGGCACGATTACCTATTCGCTACCTATTGATACGGTAGATCTTATTGAGCAGGTGATTCGTACACAATCAGGGATTCCTCAGACTGACATCAACATCAGCAGAATCTCCGTGGATACATACGCCACGATCCCTAACAAGAACGCTCAAGGTAGACCTATTCAGGTTTGGATTAACAGGCAGTCGGGACAGACGTACCCAATTAATGCGTATACCCCCAATACTGCTAACTCCATAACAGGAGTAAACCCACCGAATATCAATGTCTGGCCTGCGCCGGATCAAGATAATTACTACACCTTTGTCTATTGGCGACTACGCCGCATGCAGGATGCTGGCTCTGGGGCCAACGTGCAGGACATTCCATTCCGGCTAATTAACTGCATGGTAGCGGGGCTTGCCTACTACATCTCAGTAAAGATCCCCGATGCCGCACAGCGTGTGCCAATGTTGAAGCAGATGTACGACGAGCAGCTACAGCTTGCACTTGATGAAGATCGTGAAAAAGCGCCGTTGCGCTTAGCCCCAAGGCAGTTGTTCTTCTAGCCATGCCTAATCGGTTTGCATCAGGTAAGTGGGCTATATCGCAGTGCGATAGGTGTGGTTTTCGGTACAAACTGAAAGAGCTACGTGGGCTTGTCATCAAGACCAAGAACGTTAATATCCTTGTATGTAATAACTGCTGGGAACCCGATCAGCCGCAGTTGCAGTTAGGTATGTATCCTGTGGATGACCCACAGGCTTTGCGTAATCCGCGTCCTGATACAACTTATCGTGTGGCTGGTTTAAATGGGTTGCAGATCAATACGACTTCGACGCAATTAGGTAGCGGAGATCCCTCTGGGGGTAGTAGAATTATCCAGTGGGGATGGGCACCTGTAGGTGGGGCAAGAGCCTATGATACGGGTATAACACCTAATAATCTTGTGCTTGGTATCACGCTAGGCACTGTTACGGTAAATGTTACATAGGAGTCTGTAATGGACAAGAAAGACCTAGCACAAGACAAAAAGACTGCGGCTACGGCTGTGCATAAACACGAGAAGCATATGCACCCTGGCAAAACGCTTACCAAGATGCGTAAGGGCGGTAAAACCAACCTCGAAATGAAGAAGTTGGGGCGTAACCTTGCCAAGGTAGCTAATCAAAAATCGCCGTCATTCAAATATAAGATGGGGGCAAAATGAAGCACAGCAAAATGCCAACGCCGGTGCCTGTTAAAGACACACATAACGGCTACCCTAATAACGTACCTAATACCCAAACAGTAAAAGTCCGGGGAACCGGATGTGCTACGAAGGGTACGGGCGCTTCTAAGAAGATGGGCTAATGAACTACTCGACCCTTTTCAAGACAATCCAAGGCTATTTGGAGAATGACTTTCCGTCATTTACAGGAGCAGATTCGTCTGGGTCGGGTACATCTACGCTTACTGCTAAGCAGCAGATTGATACGTTTATTACGCAAGCAGAACAGCGCATCTATAACTCGGTTCAATTCCCTCAATTTAGGAAGAACGAAACGGGGCAGATGACTGGTGGTAATAAGTATTTAGCAACACCTCCTGATTTCTTGGCGGTATATGAACTTGCGGTGGTCAATCCCACAACAAGCGAGTATGAGTACTTATTGAATAAAGATGTTAGCTACATTCGTGCCGCGTACGCGAACCCTGCGACGACAGGCATACCTAAGTACTATGCCTTGTTTGATGAAAATACATTCATTCTTGGCCCTACTCCTACCTCTAACTACGCGGTAGAGCTTCATTATTTCTACTACCCAGAGTCAATTACGACTGCAAATACAACTTGGCTTGGCGATAACTTTGATTCCGTTCTTCTTTACGGTGCTTTGGTTGAGGGTTACACCTACATGAAAGGTGAAGCTGATGTCATAGCCAACTATGCCAAACGGTACGAAGAAGCCATGATTCTTGCTAAACGTCTTGGTGATGGTATGGATCGCCGCGATGCCTACAGGTCTGGTCAGGTCAGGATGTCGGTGAACTAATGGCTTTTACTGGCAACTACACATGTAACTCCTTCAAGCAACAACTGTTTGAAGGAGATTTTGACTTTTCTTCTAGTACTACGCAGACCTTTAAGATAGCTCTCTACACCAATGACGTTACGCTCGATCAGACTACGACGGCTTATACGACTACTGGTGAGGTTGTGGCTACAGGCTATACGGCTGGTGGTGAACTTATCACCCCTTCACTTGCTATTGATAGTTCCAACGGCATTACTTATGTTGACTTCACTAATGCTTCTTGGACTGGTGCTTTTACTGCTAGGGGTGCTTTGATCTATCGTGATGATAGTGTAGTAAAGCATGCCATTTGTGTTCTTGATTTTGGTTCAGATAAGACTTCAACAACGACTTTTGTGGTTGAGTTTCCTCCCAACACCAGCACCGGCGCACTAATAAGGCTTGCATAATGAGCACTCCTGTCGGCTTTTTTTCTGAGCCTCCAAAAGTTGTAATCGCGCCTATTCCTCCAAAAGATCACGAGACTTGGGTAGCCGCTGAAGAAGTAGAGATGGAGGGGTCATTAAATATAGACCTTGAAGTATTGAAAGCTAACGTAGCGCACAATATCCGGCTAGGCTTTCAGCAGATAGCCCCACATCCTACGAACGACGTAGAGGTTATGATTGTTGGAGGCGGACCCTCACTTGCCGAACATATCGGCACTATCAAACAACTTCGGCAGCAAGGTGTCAAACTAATCACGCTCAACAATGCGTACCAATACTGTATTGACCACGGCCTTATGCCTTCTGCTTTTTTTATGGTGGATGGTCGTGAGTTCAACAAACGCTTTTTGACTACGTTTGTACCGACCTGTAAGTATTTTCTTTCTTCTCAGTGTCATCCGTCTGTGTTTGAAGGCATGCCTAAAGAGCAGACTTATATTTGGCACACAAGTGCAGAAGAAATTCAAGAGATTTTGGCGACTGAATATAAGAATTGGTATGCGGTGCCGGGAGGGTCTACAGCATTGCTTCGTGCCATTCCTATGTTTAGAATGCTAGGGTTCAAGCGGTTTCATATTTTTGGATGTGATTCATGTTTGGAAGACGGTAAGCATCACGCTTACGCGCAAGCAGAAAACGATGGCCTTCCAGTAGTTCCTGTAAAAGTCGGTGGAAAGATCTTTTACTGTCATCCTTGGATGGTCTCGCAAGCTAGAGAGTTCATTGACCTGATTAAGTTCATGGGTGACGTTATGGAGCTTCAGGTTTACGGTGGGCTACTCCATCAAATTTTAGTCACTGGGGCGT